GTGTCTCTCCCCGGATTCCTTGGTGTGGCTCTCCAGGGACTCCCTTGTCCAGTTCAGGCGTTCGGAGATCAGCTTGACCTCGCCCTGGACTGAGAGCATGACCTCCCGAAGTCCGCGCACCTCGGTGATGATCTCCTTGTTGGTGAAGCCGGAGCCGTTCTCCTCGACCATCAGCTACTCCCGAAAAGGGTGAAGATGCACCCGGCGGCGAAGCCCGACGCACCTTGCGGGAACAGCGTGATCGAGGTGACCGCCGCCGTACTGTTCCACTGGCCCGCATACGTGCCACCCCATGAGCTGGTGGTGCTGGAGTAAGCGGTCGCGGTTCCCTGCACCGTCTTGAAGTTCGCGGTGTCCGACGCGCCGCCGATCTCGAAGCTCCCGGATGCGAAGTAGTTCGCGGTCGCCGAAGATCCGATCGTCGTGGCGATCTGGATCTTCGCCACCGCCGCGCCCGACGCGGAACCGGCGACCGTCGCGTTGTTCGCCTGGTTGATCTGCCACAGGTAGTTGTTGCCGCTGTCGCCGTTCAGCTGCAGCCACATCTGCTCGCCCGCGACGGCGGTGGCGCCGCGCACCCGCCATTTCACGGTCAGGAAGTTGTACGCCGTCCCCGTGGGAACCGTCAGGATCACGCTGGTCTGCGTGCCGCTCAGCGTCGTGGTCTGGAGCTGCTGGAACGTGTTGCCGTTGAGGGCGGCTGCCGTGACCCTCTGGCCTGCGGTGAACGTCATCTCTTCCTCCTACAGGCTCAGGATCATCGGCTGGAACAGGCGCACGTCGGTACCCACGGTCTGCGCCTTGGCCACGGCGTTGACGGCTCTGGCCACGGTGAAGGTCTGCGGCGAAGAGGAGCCCGAGATGCTTGTCACCGTCATACGTTCGCCGCCGACCGTGATGTCGAACGGGAAATCGGCCGCACCGGTCGTCCACAGCGGCGAAGAGGAGTTGGCAGTGGCGACCATCACCATGCCCCGCCACACCACGGCAGTTGCGATGTACAGCGTGTTCGACGAGGCGGGGCTGCTCTTCTCCCCGATGCGCGGACGCAGGTAGGCTCCGACGCCCATCGCGAAGGTGGACAGGGCGGTCCAGGTGTTGGCTGCGACGGAGCTCAGGACGCTGCTGGTGGAGAGGTAGCCCTGGTTGGCGTCATACCAGTCGAAGCCGATCTCCACGTTTGCGTACCCGGTCGGCGAATAGACCAGCGCCGAGACCTGATAGGTCACGGACGCGTCCGACGGGATGTAGAACCCGGCCGCACTGCCGCCCTCGACTGCGCAGTTCGACAGCGACCCGTCCGGGGTCAGCATGATCCCATAACCGGTCGGTCCGCCTGCGGGCAGCGGGTTCGACGATCCCGAGGTGCCGAACACGGAGATGGAGCCGGAGACCGCACTCCACTCGTTCACCGAGCCGCCCGCGAAGAGCGGGTTGGAGTTCAGGACGGTTCCCAACGGTGCCGAGAGGGTCGAACCGTCGGTGTCGGCTGCGGCCAGGACGGCGTCGTCCAGGACTGCCACGCGGTAAGGGGACTCCGGGGAGCAGTTGAACACCAGGTCGTGCTCGAACGCGCCCATGACCTCCTGGATGCCCTGCACGATCAGGCGCAGCGGTCCCGGCGGCAGCCACGCGGGTGGGTTGTTGATGACGATCACGTCCCCGATGTCCAGGGCGAGCACCGCGTTGGTCAGGTTCTGGTTCGAGGTGAACTGGGCGTTGCGCAGGTTGACCGCGACCGACGGGTAGCGCGGCTCGTCCACCGTTCCTAGGTGCAGCCGCCATCCCGCATGGTCGGCTAGCGACATCTGACCGGCGAAGTTGCCGTCGGGTCCTACGTTCAGGGAATAGGTGGTCTGATATTCACCGACGCCGTTAGGGGCTGCCTGCGTGGACATGGTCCCGCTGTCGAGGGACTGGCGTGCGGTAGCGCCGTTGATCTGCTGGGCTGTGACGTCGTTGTGGGTGTAGTAGTCGTCATCCTGCGGGATCGCCTGAGAGGAGAGCTGGTTCTGGGCATAGTCCAGCGTGAGGTTGAATGGGCTCTCGCTGTACGCGGTCTCTTGGTTGTAGAGCGTGACGCGCGGCCTCCAGGCCAGGGCGACCTGGTCTCGGGCTTCGAACAAGATCCCAGTGTCCACGTCGATGCACTGCTGGATCAGGTTCAGCAGTGTGTCGGGGAGCTGGTTGCCCATGAGGCTCGGATAGTCGAACCCGGAGGTGTCGCCGTACGCGTCCAGGCCGCCAGGGGCCAGGGAGCCGGTGGGGACGACGCCATGCACAGTCACCTGGTTGACGTTATCTTCGAGACATAGTCTAACTAGCCGGTCCGTCCCGTCTTCTCCCCACGAGCCTACCGCGTTACCCGTGTCGTCCATGGTGTTGTAGACGCTCTGGACTGAGATATGCCCGATCGCGGTGCTGGCCAAGTTGCCGTTCGGGTCGATCTGCAACGAGGTGATCGCGCCGACGGAGGCGCTCGACAAGGTGCCATTAATGACGGCGGAGAGGTCTGCATTGCTATTGACCACGTCCGTAGATTCCCACTGGACGACGACATTCGCGCCGCTGGCCTTCAGCTCCATGGAGGCGTGGGTCGCAGTGCCGTTCCAGCCGACGCCGTTGAGGTTTGAGAAGGGGCCGACGGTGATCGTATTGGTTCCGGCGATGTTGTAGCCCTTAAGCGTGAGCCCTCCGCTGCCGGTTGTGTTGTAGACCAGGTCCAGATGCGCGACGGTGCCGTTGGTGTAGAACCGGGCGATGACCGCCCCGTCAGTGTCGCCGCCGGAGGGGATCTGCATCAGGAAACGCATAACGTTGTCCTGCCAGGTGACTCCGCTAACGGGCAGTTGCACCTGCCACTTGCTGTTGTTGGTGACCGGAAGCGGCTTGGAGCACGGGAAGTTGCTGTTCGAGGCGAAGGTCGGCGCGGCGTTGAACAGGATTGGCGGCAGCCCTGCCAGGCCTGCGCTGATGGAGGACGCCCCGGCCTCGTCCTCACACGGCCAGTAGCCCACCACGTTGGCGGGGGTGCGCGAGTACTTGTTGACGTTTCCCAGGCCGCTCGTCTTCCACTTCGAGTACGCCCGGTACATCGCGGACTGAGTGAGGGGAGTCCCCTGTACGAGGCGGCGCAGCTGTCCGTAGGCGGTAAGCGGGGAATACACGTCTGTGTCGGTAATGTCCGTGTTCACGGGCCACGCGGGTACCTCACCGGCGAAGCGGTAGACCTTCACGCCATTGGAGTACCGGAAGAACCGGATCGGTGTGTTGCGCCCGATGATCCCGTAGTACGGTCCCAGCGGGTTGCGCGGAGAGAAGCGGGCGTCGCGGTCGTTCAACTGAAAGGAGCAGGTCTGCGGCTGCGTGGTACTGATCTCATCGCCGCGCCCGCGCGAGATCGACACCATGGTCGCGCCATCGCGGTAGTAGATGTACGGGCTGATGTCCACCCAGCCCTGACCGTCGAGGTAGATCTCCGCCCCGACGCCCAGGTTGCCACCGTTGGCGTCGCCGGAGTAGACGTTTCCGGAACCCTGGGTGGCTGCGGGCATGCCGCCACGCTTCCCGCGCTTCTTGCGCGCCGCCACCTGCGCTGCAACTGACATGCCGACCCACCCATCTCAGGACGCTTACTCTTGGAAGACAACCCACCCGAGGAACAGCGGGGTCGTGCTGGTGAATGTGGTGCGGATGCGCAGGAACTTGGACACCGCGAGGATCGGGCGCTCGTCCGGCAGGAACTGGTACTCGTAGACGAGGGACTCGTTGCCCGCCGCGATGCCGAGCTGCTGCTGGTCGAAGGTGCGAGTCGCCGTGGTGGAGCCCTCGGCGGACGCCGTGTAGCCCGTATTGGCGGTTCCCAGGGTCAGCAGCGAGGCCGGGGCGTTCGGGTCCAGCGGCTGCACGCCTGCCGCCACGTGCGCGGTCACTGTGGCTGCCACGTCGGTGGCGATCAGTTCCACCGAGCTGATGCCGGGTGGGGTCACGCTCACCGAGTAGCCCCACGATAGGACAGTGATCTGCCGCGTGGAGGGCGTGCTGAGCTGGAGCATCGTCTTGACGCCGTTGGCCGTGGCGACGCCGGACATCGCCGCCGTGGTCGGCATCACCGCGTTCCACACCTTGTAGATGCTGGCCATCATTCTCCTTAGAAGCTCTGGCCCAGGACTCGCTGGACGCTGTCAGTGCCGCCACCACCACGCACCCGGATGATCTTACGCAGCAGGCTAACGAGTTCCTGGTCGCCTCCCGTGATGACCAGTTCCAGATATTGTCCTGCACCAGAGGAGCTACCGCCCTGGGACATCATCCTCTGGGTGTCCGGGTTGGAGTGGACCGTGGAGCCGTGCGGGAGGCGCACCAGCTCCGGACCCTGTTCGCCGACCATCACCAGGCCGCCCCGCGCGCCGCCGGTAGCCGCGCCGCCGACCTCTCCGCCATGGGCGAACCAGTTCAGCGGGTTGAAGTTGCCACCCGCGTGCAGGACGCTGCTGATCTTGCCCAGCACGTTCTCGGCTGCGCTGATGATGCTGTCGAACCAGCCTACGACTGTGTGGTAGGCGCTGGCCGCAGCGCTGCCGATGAAGCCGAACAGATCGCCCACCGCGTGGGCGATCTTGCCGGGCAGGGCCTTGAACCATCCGACCAGGTCGCTGAACATGCGCTCGATCGCGCCGACCGTCGCTGCGGGGGCATTGGCGATGTCGTGGAACACCCCGTCGATCCAGTGCCAGGCGTCGACTGCCCAGTTCTTGATGTCCCGCCAGGCGTCCTTCCAGAAGTCCCGGAAACCCTTGAAGTGGTTCCACAGATAGATGAAGCCAGCGACCAGACCCGCGATGGCGATGATGATCAGTCCGATGGGATTCGCATCCATAGCCACGTTTAGCGCCCACTGCGCCACCGCAGCACCCTTCTCGGCGATAGCCAGGGCGATCAGTCCCAGGCGAGTGCCGATGCACGCGTCGTTGAACAGCCACATCGCGGCAGCGGCGATCTTGGTACCGGCCGTCCACAGCGTGGTGGCTACCGCAACGGCCTTCATCGCGATGCCGAAGGCGACCAGGGTAACCATGAGCGCCGCCAGCGCAACACCCAGCTTCACCACGGTGTCCTGGTGCTTCGACATCCAGGACACCACGTCCTTGACCACCGGGATCAGCTTGTTGCCCAGCTCGATCATCAGCGAGTCGAAGCCCGCCTTGAGCTGGGCAACCTGCTGCCCGAGGGTCTGCTGGACCTCCGTGAACCCCTTCACGTTGCCCTGTGCGTCCGTGGTGGCCTTGCCGATGCTCGTGATCGCCTTGGAGGTGGCATCGAAGTTCGCCCCTACCGTGGCCAGAGCGGCGTTGGCCCCGGGCGCAGTGCCTATCAGCTGCTTAAGGGCTGCAGCAAAGGCGGGAGTGCCCTCCTTGCCCGCCTTAGTGGCGGCGTTGGAGAGATACTCCATAGCGTCCGTCAGCCCGTTGGGGCCGTTCAGCTTCTCGCGCAGCGTGGCGGAGGAGACCCCGTACTCAACGAATGCGGACTGCATAGTGTGGGTCGGGTTGAGCAGGGAGCGCAGCGCCTGCGCCAGGTTCGAACTGGCGCGCTGCGCGGTGAAGCCGTGATTAGTCATCGCGGCCAGCGCGGCGGCGACGTCGGTGAAGCTGATGCCAGCAGCCGAGGCGGCTGGAACGATGGAGGCGAACGCGGAAGAGAAGTCCTGCAGATTGGTCTTACCCGTAGCCACCGCCGCGATCATCTGAGAGGTGACGTTCGCCGCGTCCGATGCCTTCAGGTGGTAGTCCACCAGGACGTCCGTCATGGCCTTCACCACCGTCGTGGTGTCCGCGCCCTCGGCCTTCGCGCCCTGCGCGGCGGCCTTGAGCGCCAGCAGGCCGTCCGCCCCATGGAAGCCCGCAGACTCGACGTAGTACATGGCCTGAGTCAGATCCTGGGCTGAGACGCCGACCTGGCCTGCCATGTCCAGCATGCCCTTGCGCACCAGCTCCAGGTTGCTCTGCTGCTCGCCTGCGGAGGTCACCAGCCGCTGCGTGGCGGATTCGTAGCTGGTGGCCATCTTGGTGGCGGCCACGCCCATGCCCACCAGGGCGACAGCGGATACCTCGCCCATCTTGCCCATGATCCCGCCCAGACCCTTGGCCGATGAACCGGCCTCGTCCATGGCTGGCTTGGACAGGTTCTTACCCGTAATCAGAATCTCGATGATGTTCGTCATCGGGCCGTCCCCTCTCCTCGATCATGAGCAGCGCCAGCAGCTCGGAGTCTTCTTCGTACAGCGCGCTGGGCAGGCAGCCGAAGCGCTCGCAGATCCCCAGGATGAACCTGGCACGCTTCAGCTCGCCCGGCTCGGTTACAGCCCTTCCATCGGAATCGATCCCTCCGGGAACGGCGTTCCAGAGGTCGATCCTGCGTCCAAAGGGGCGGACACTCCAGAGATGGCCTGGGTCCAGGAGGTGATCACCGTCATGAGGAAGTCGGTGTCCAGACCCAGGACGCTCTCCAGGGTGGTCGGCAGGATCTGATCCTGTTCATCCACCAGGTTCCACTCCACCAGTGCTCCGGCGAACATGTCCATCATCTCGCGGAAGGTCCCGGTGACCTTGGCCTGATCGGCTCCCTGGTCCGACAGCTCCTGTAGCCGCAGCAGGGAGCCGACCGGGATGGAGTGCATGGTGACGACCAGGCCCGCCATATCCTCGTCGGCGAAGGTGAGCTTGTAGAGCTTCTTCGGGGGCTTGAATCCCACAGTGACTCCTTACGTCCAGGCCGGAGCAACGCCATTAGCCAGTACACCCGGAGCGCTCCAGGTCAGCTCGCCCGCATTGGAGCGCTTGATCTGATAGTCGGTGAACAGCGTCTCGGCGGTCATCGTGGAGCTGGAGGTGGTCTCGTTGATGATCGCCACCGTGCGGCTCACGCGCTTGTCGCCGGACAGGACCACGTGCGCCAGGCTCGCGCCCGGGTCGAACACGCCGTTGAGCGTGAGCGAGAAGTCCTGGAGCAGCAGCAGCCGCTCGTGGGCCGACTTGTTGACGCCCGTGGTGTCCTGCACGCCATAGGGAGTGCTGAACTGGTAGTCGCTGACATCGGTGCTGATGTCCTCCGGCGTGCCGCTGGCGTTGTCCACCGTGACGGTCGCGCCGAGGCCGGTAACCTTGGCCATTGCTAGCCCCTTCCTACGCGGTCTGCGATCGCCTGCTGGTTGCTGGCGAAGTCATCTACCCAACTGTCGATACCCGAGTGGCGAACGGTCGCCACGCCGCGCGGATTGCCGCGCCAGTCCCCGCCCTGAACGAGATAGAGAGGCGGCTTGCAGCGCACAGAGTGCGGCTCGAAGCACTGCTGCCCGGCCGGAAAGACGAACTTCACTGCCATGCCGATCTGCTCGACGGTGAAGCTGCGCTTCGAGTGCAGCCTGATCCAGTCGGCTAGCTTGGCCTGCCTGGGGTTGCCCGCGTCCAGCGCAGTGAGCCAGCCATTGCGCCACTTCTCGCAGTCCAGCTCGGCGCAGCTGGCCGGACGTCGGTGAGACCGTGGAGTCACGATCCGATAGGTCTTGTAGGCCCAGGCAGGCCCTTCGGGCGCCCAGCGACCAGTGTTGTTCCCAGTTGCCATGTTCACTCCCATCAGAACTTCACCGCCGTCACGTTCTTCACCAGGATCACCGCGAAGGTGACTGAAGTGAATCCGGCGCTGGTCACTGTGGTGGCCTTGACGAACTCGCGTACAGTCGCCGTACCGCCGACGGCGATGCGCTGCACCGTGTGGGCTGCCGTAGTCTGCGCGAACGCGCCGCTGGTGATGTCCGAGTAGCTTCCGCCGGACGTGGTGGCGTCCTGGAGCTTGATCGTCACATCGGTGCCGGTGAATGCGGTGACCTGGAGGTATGCCTGAAAGCCGAACGAGGAGGAAGCCACGAAGTCGAACGGAGAGCCCGCCGTCGCCGTAGTATCCGTGCGCAGTCCGGCGGTGAGCATATTGCCCCACTCCAGACCGAATCCGTTGGCCTGCGCCGAAACTGTAACCGTCAGGGCGCCATCGGTGGCCCGCGTGGGCGCGTAGTCCACCTGCTTGCCGATCTGCGCCGCCGCCGGGTTGCCCAGCGTGGTCCCACGGAAGTACATCATCTGCACGTCGGTGCGCGGTAGGGCCGACAGGATCGGGTGTTCCTGGCCCGCAGCCGGGTTGAAGTAGCTAGTGAACGCCATAGAGCCG